TGCCGTAGAAATGGTTCCGCAGTTACTATTTGCTGCGGCTTTTGGAGAAGCTGGATTGCTTGCAATGGGTACTAGTGCAGCTGGAAAAGCTTGGACTCGTGTAGATGACAACCCAGCATATGATGTTGCTGAAAAAGCAGTTTACTCTATTATAGCTGGAGCTGCTGAATATTACACAGAAAAAATATTTAGATACGATAGAGATCTTTTGAGCGGTGCGCTTAGATTTTCGCGACAGACTGGCAAAAAAGCGTTAGGAGATATTATGTTTGGTTTCTTACCAGGCGCTGCAAGAGCTATAGTTGAGGAAGGTTTTGAAGAAGCAATTGTTGATGTTGTTACTCAAGGGATGGAAATGGCTGTAGAAGGCAAAGAGTTTGATGGTTTTCAATTAGCTGATGCGGCACTTCTTGGGGGAGTTATGGGTGGTGGGTCTTTTGTTTTAGCTAAAAGCCCTAATGTATTAGGTCGAATTCCTGGTATGAGGACTAGACTTGAAATGGACTCCGAAATCGCACAGATTTATCAGATTCTTAGCAAGTCTGGATTAGCAATTAATTCCCCAGAAAGGATTAATCTTGAAAGGAGATTAAGAGACCTTCTGGCGGAACAGAAATCAAGGGCCGATAAGGATATGCTGTTTTACGGGCAATATTCCCAAGAGGATAAGGAAGAGACCTATGCCCTGCAGCAATCTGTTGTGGCTAATATGCAAGCGTTTAGGGACGCTTCCTTTGGCATAGGGAGAAAGGCAATTGTCGAACAAATCAAGGCCGATATGGCCAAAATAGAAACTATAGAAAGTAAATATGATAGCCAAGAAAAACAACAAGTATCAAGTGAAGTCGCTGCAGGGCAAGAACTTGGGGGAGTACAGCTCGATGAAACAGGCGCTCAAGCGACTGAAACAGGTGGAGTTTTTCAAGAATCTGAGCAAGAAAAACAACAAGCCAGGCAGAATGCCGATAACCTAGAGCAGTCTCAACCAGCGAGAAACCCAGATTCTTTTACAGACGTGGATAGTCAGGGTGCTGAAAACATCAGAAATACTCTATATGATTTTATTAAAAACGCTGCTAATACTTTCTTTACAAATCAAAGCAGTAAAAGACAAGCAGCAAGAGCCGCTGAATCTATAACGAATGTAATCAAAGCAATCAATGCTCTTGGGAAAAAGATTGATGTTAGTCTTTTTTATACAAAGGAGTCACTTGTAGATTACTTGATGAATTATGGGCTGGATGAAAATGGGAAACGATATACTGAAGGAAAAGCAAGAAAAGTTGTAGATGAATCTAGAGGCCTATATCTTGGTGGTGGGAAAGGTAAAACAAATATTGCTCTTTTTGTGCCTCATTTACTTGCAAATACCGCCTACCACGAAGGATTACACGAAGTTATTCCAGCTGTTTTTGGTCAAAAGGGTGTAAATATTTTGTTCAATGGTATACGCAGGTCTTTGCTTAGCAATCCATTGCTAAATGAGTATTTTAAACAGTTTGGCGCTGGATATAAGAAGGGGGAGGTTGGAGAAGAGTTTGTTGTAGAACTAGCGTCACTTATAGCGGATGGTTCCGTAAGCGTCAAAGTTAAGCGTGGAATTATAGACACGTTTATGGAACAGTTTGCCAAGTTGTTGGGGCTTGTCGGTATTGATGTAAGACCAACTCAAGGTCAATTTTTGGAAATGCTAGCCGACTTGTCTGAAAAGATTGGTTCTGGGGAAGATATTGGTGAAATCTCAAAAGCGTTTAATGTAGACTTTAGTAAGGGGGAGCTAGAAGAGATGGCTAATGGTGACATCGAATCTGTTCCATTTATCACGACTAACATAGTCGCACCAACTAATGTAAAGAGACACAGTATCGTATTTCCTAAAAGCGGAACATATCCATTATCAAAAGTCACTAAGTCGGATGTGGGGAACATTGTAGCATTCTTAAAAGAAGAGGTAAGGCGTGGAAAGATTTTTTCTTTTTGGTATGCAGACCAGTTTGGCAGGGGGACTTATGTTGACCCTTATACGAAGAAAAAATACTTTTTAGATGGCGGTCCTAGTTTTATGGTTGACCCAGAAAATAAAAAAAATGGGGATGTTTGGTCTGCTGGGGGTGCAGCTCTTACACTATATAACATTCTAATTGAAAGCCCAGTAGGTAACGAAGTTCCAGATTATGTTGCTCATATAAGTGGCCATCCAACTAAGATGATGCAATATAACAGAGTTTTTAATAAAATATGGGTAGATAGAGCTAGGCAAGCATTTCCAGATATCAATGATTTTAAAGCGGAATTAACAGATATTTCAAAGATAGAAGGAATAATGTCTTTTGCTGAAAATATGACGAGTTGGGACGAAATGCTTTCTGGAATAGAAAGCGAAAACCTTGGTACGTACAAAAGGATTAGAGAGGCTATTGGTTTTATAAAAGAATCTGATATTAAGATATCTCCTCCTGGCAAAAAAGGAGATTTAGTGGGAACAAGACTATATAAGTTTCTTGATAAATATGGCCTTCATCCTGACAACTTTGACGATGCTAGAGATGGATATTATAGAGAGTATGACTTTCAAGAAGGTGAAATTTTAAATATTTACAAACCGACTGAAATTGTTGAAAACGCTGGCATTCACGGAACATATCCTAACGGCATCAAAGGAGAACCCATACTAATTCCAGACGCAAGAATTTTTTCCTTTGATATAATGTCGGAAGAAGTAAGGAAGAGGAGAAAACCAAAAGGGAAAGACTCGGAAGGCAATATAATTTACGGGGACGAACTCCAAAATCTAGAAAAAACCGCCATTCAAAAGGCGATGGCCCCAGATACCCCTACGAGGTACTCAATAACTAAAGACGAGAAACAGATTGAAAAAGCTGCAAAAGTCCCTGTCCGCAAGGTTAAGCAGATGAAGATAATGACTCCATTGGGGTCAATACCTAAACTTGTGGAGAGTCTTGATGTTCTGATAACTCCAGCAACCACTGAAAGGGTGCAGTATAGGGTATCCGAAGAAAAGAGATTTGTAATTAAGGATTTGTCGGAAAAATTTGATGAAGCGGTTAAACAAGGGAATATAAGTGATGAAATCAAGTATGGACAACGGTTAGAAGAGCTTGGACAGGAAATCACTGAAGGAGCTAGAAGGACAATAAAGAACGAGGTGGCTAAGCACAGAGGTGTGGCTGTACAGTTTGGTGATAACTATATTGGCAGTTGGAATGAAATCTTTGAGCCTTCGTTGAATATGAGGTTGATACTTACCCCAGAATCCAACGAACAGGCTATATCTGATATGATTTCTAGGTTTGCCGAAAGGTACAACCAAGATGCAGTTATCATTGAAAAGAGGTCCTATAAAGAGGAGGATTACAAAAATAATCTTATAAATATGCCCTTTTTTGAAAGGGATGAAGGCAGTAATCTGGACCATTACCCACAAATATTTATTGAGTTTGAAGAAAAAATGACGAACGAGCAGGTTAATGCTTTATCTTTGGCTCTTAACGAGTCAAAATTAATCGATTCTTTTTCTGTCAATAAAAACGAAATAAAGATATCTATTATCCACCTTCCCTTTGGGAAATGGGCGAAAAAAGCAGACGAATCAAACGAAGAATATTATAAACGAAAACAAGAAAACTATGAACAACAACTCAGAGAATTCCAAAAAATATGGAATGAGGTACTCGGAAGCAATGTCGATGTTAGAGCAAATATTAGGATTAGACAATCCTACTACTACGCAGGGGAAGAAGCCAAATTCAAGCCAAAAGGATACAAGCCAAAAGACAAAAACGACGAAGGATATGACATCAGAAGATATTCTAGAGATAACTTTCTTAAAGAGTTCAAAACGACCTTAACTAGCACTGAGAAAAAGATTGCTGAGTATAAGAAATTAAGAGAGGAAGAGATTATACTAAGTGAACAGAAGAAGAAATTACCTAAAGACAAGCAAGAACGTCTTGACGAGATAAGGAAGGAAGTCCAGCCAGTAATTGAGTCTACCTTTGCTTATAATAAGACATTCTTTTATGCTCTTCGCAGAAAACTAAATGAAATAGCGGAATCTTTTGCGTCAAAAGCTGACGGTGCTTTTGTTAGCACTTTCTCTATCAAAAGGCCATCAAGAGCGGCTGTAAAAGCCTTGCGATGGTATTTTGGTGCTACCGAAGAACTTGGAGACGGAGCAAGGGTTAATATCATTGTGGAAAACGAAGACGATGCTAATAAGATATATAACCTTATACAAAAAGAATATCCTCGAAAGAAAAATGAAGAAAGGCGAGTTAACGAAAGCACAGAGCTAGGATATCCTAAAAGACTTATAGAGGTCGCTGATATCATTGGTGGATTTATAGCCGAGATTCAAGTTATGACGGCAGAGGGATACCTTGCAAAAGACGGTGTTTCTTGGTTTAACTCAGAGAAAAGAGACGAAGCTAGGGCTTCTTTAAGGAAAGTCCAAGAAAGGCTTGGATGGAAAATACCAGACGGTCTTGGTCATTATTTCTATGAAATACATAGAGACCCCAATATTGACCCAAAGATTAGGAACGAGGCTTTACGTTTAAGCAACGACTACTATAGAGCTTTTACCAATAAAAATTCAACGCTTAATGAAGGTAGCTTTATGAGCGATGTTATTGAGTTTAAGAGAACTGTTGATAAGGCCGATAAGTCTAGCTGGGACGAGGGCAACAAAGCAGAATCCCCAAAAACACTTGACTCATACATAAGGTCAAGGGACGGTAAGAAGCCAATTAAAAGAACTAAAGCCCAGATTATTAGCGGGAAAAGATTTGGTTCATCGCTTATGAGTTCTAGGAGAATGGGGAAAGACGGGAAGTACCTAGAATTGATGTCTTCCTGGGCTAGTGAATCTATGAAGAGAGCTATTGCGCTAGAGGATAAAGGCCTTAACCCAGAGCAAATATATTATCAAACTGGATGGGAACGTGGGGCTGATAAAGTGTGGAGATATGAACTTGAGCCAATAAAGCTGTCTGACAATGCGCTTAATAATTTAATAGTTCACGATGAAATTGTAAATCTTGCTGATTTAATAGTCGAAAGACCTATAGATGAGCCTCGCACTCAAGAGAACGAGACTGTGTTAGACTACTATCCAGATTTGCAATATATTGACGTGCTTATCGGCCCATATGGGCAAGGTACAATTTATAACCCTTTTGATAGGATTATACAGATAGATAAAAATGTTGTTGATGCTGGGATGAATGAAGTTTATCTGGATATAGTTCACGAGGTACAACACGCAATTCAGCACATCGATAATTTAAATTGGGGTGCTAGTCCAGCACAGGCAAAAAATTTACTAGAAGAAGCCATAGAGGCTACCGAGGAATTAAGAAAAACCGCTTTGATTAAGTCTAAGGAGCTAAAAGAAAAACTAGAAGACTTGTATGGCAAAACTTTGGATAATTTGACCAAAGAGTCATCAAGCGAGCTTTCAAACTTTGATAACTATGGCTCAATCGCTCGTTACAATGAATATAAAACCTATGTTCAGCTTGTCGAATCAAGTCAGGAAAAGCTAGGAAGATTAAACCTCACATTAGATAGATTGCTTGATGGCAAGATAGATGTTGATGACGCTTATATGCTATTTGCTGGAGAGGCAGAGGCCAGAAATGCTGAAAAAAGGGCATTGATGTCTAAGGAAGAAAGGAAGGCAACGCCTTTTAGTATGTCGGAGGACAGGCTTAGAGCTGAACAGGCTGTGATACTACCTGCAGGGTTTGAAAAGCCGTCGGCTAAAGTCAAGCGGATGGCGATAGAGGGTACTCCTAAAGAAAGGCGTGATAAATTCTTTGACGAGATAGAGGGAATGTATCGCACAGCCCCATTTCAACCTGGATTTATTATATCCGAAAAGCCCAATAAGGGTGTCCCGTTAAAGAATATCAATATATTAGGAAGATTATCAGTGTACGAAGGCTCAAACGATGGTTCTTTGTACATAGAAGAGGTACAAGCTCGGGACTTTGGGAAAAGAACTGGTAACGGGTCAAAGATAATGCAGATAGTATCCGATATGGCAGACAAATACGGCCTAACCATAGAGCTTGTATCAAGCCCAATTTACGGAAACAAAATGACTGGCGTTGGAAAAGCTGTAGCCAAAGCACTTAATACTCCAGAGAAATTAGCAAAATTCTATGAGAAGTTTGGATTCGTTAATGTTGCTGACAATTTTGGTAAAGAAGAATATTCTACGATAACAAAAAAACTGAAGGGCAATGGATTTTCAACAGTAAATCCAACAATCCCGCCATCTAAGCAGTTATTGATGGTTAGGCCACCCTCATCTCAACAACAACCCCCCAAAGTCAAGCGGATGGCGATATCAAAAGATATCGGTAAGGTTAAAAGAATGGCTTTAGGTACTAATAAAGGTAGGCTTTACGCTTATCTTTTAGGTCATTCTGAAAAAGATGTTAATGGGAATGTCACGATGTTTGTTGACAGAGCGGAATTCATAAGAGTCGCTAGCAGTTTTATGGGGGCACAAGAGGCCGCTGATATTTATGATAATGTCGCTAATGACAATGTCCCCGCTAACGCATTGGACGCACAGAGCTACACAGGGAACATAGACAAAGCCTATCTAGACTCTATGTCTAAGATTGAAAGAGAAACAAACAAAGCAATTTTTACGATAAAGAACGCTATAGTCAAACTGTTGGATAGGCAGCACCTTATTAAGGCGGAAGTTCTTAAAGCTGGCTTGAACAGAGCGAAAAACTTAATCGTCAACAAAGCTGGGGCATCTTCAAGGGCATTGGCATTTGTAAAATCTTGGGAGTCAAGAATCTATAAAGGGCTTAGCCAAGAGGAAAATACTCTTCTTGACAAGATTATTGTCCTCCGTAGGATATCTACGATTGATGCAAATTTTGCCGAAAGGTTTGATGATGCATTGGCTGAGTACAATGATGCGATGGCTAAACTTCAAAATCTTCAGCCTAATACGCCAGCCTACGATAAGACGCTAAGAAAAGCGTTAAATGCTCAAAAAAAGATGGCGGAAGCAAAGCCACCAACACATCCAGAAAATATAGATGGTTTAACCGCATCTCTTGAGCTATCAAGACTCCAAGCTGAAATGGGAGATGAAGCGTTTGCTAAGCTAAATGAAAGAGCTGACGAGTACTTTGACGCATTTTCGTCAATACTCGATGAGCTGTATAGAGAGGGTATGATAAGCGAAAAACTTTATGAGCAGTTAGCTGGGCTCGACTATCAGCCTCGTGTGTTTCTTGATCATATGTTTGAAGATATGGACTCAAATATGATGAGTGAACACAGGTTCACTGGTCCAATAATCCAAAGGCTTAAAGAGGGTAGTGATAAAGAAATGCTTTTCAATTCGAGGTACTTACTACGTATATACGCAAAAAATGCCTTTACTAGGATGGCTAAAAACAAAATACACGTAGAGTTGGGTAAAGCGGCTGATATTCCAACCAATGCCTCTTGGATATCTAAAACAGCTAAAACTGGTTTTAGCGAAATTGTGTACTATACGCAAAAAGGAAGAAAGCAGGGGGTTCAGCAAAAGTTTTATCTTAGGAACGACTTGTACAGCTCTCTTAATGATATGAAGCGATATGGGTTACTTTCTCCTCAAGCCCAAAAACTTCTCGGCATAGCCACTTTTTCAAGACTGTTAAAAATGTTGGCAACTCAACTTAACCCGCTGTTTGTTGTCAAGAACGTACCTAGGGATTTTACTCATATATTAATGTTCACTGATTTTTACGATAACGTACCGCTACCAATAGCAATGTTTAAGCTAGGAATGGACTACATCCGTGGTGCTAAGAGTAAGATTACTGATGACAAGTGGTTTAAACTTTACATAAAGTTTGGAGGTGGTATGGAGTTTCTTTCCACGGAAGGAGAGGAAAGTGTTGGACTTGGTAATCCATCTTCAGCTCAGCAGAGAAGAATGGCTCGCCTTGGTATGAAGGCTTCTGAAGTTTTAACCAAGGGTAGAGAGTACTTGGGCTATCTAGGCGAGCTATCTGAAATAGCTCCAAGGCTAGGTATATTTCAGTCATTAGTTGAGAAGAGGCTTGAAGAGGCGGGGGTAGATATTAATAGCGAAGCAGCTAAGCCTATAATAGAAGAAGCTGTTGCTTTGGTTAGAGAGATAATAGATTTCTCTCAAGGAGGTGAATTAACTAAGGCTGGAGAGTCCGCCATACCATATCTTAACGCAGCGTTTCAGGGATTTAGGGTATCTACAAGTTATATAGCAAACAACCCCAAACAGTTTGCCTTCAAGCTAGCCCAGTTATCGGTAGCCATTTTTGCCTTAGCTCTGTTTAATGCATCACTTGGGGACGATGATATGGAGGATATATCCGATGAAATAAAATTCAGGAACTGGATTATACTAACCCCATTTAAAGATAAAGATGGTAATAGGTATTACTTAAAGATAGCAAAAACCCAACAGCTACAGGCTTTCGCCAACTTGTTGGAAATTGGAGCTGAGGCATACGTTGCTAGTCAAAACAACCGTGACCCAAGGATAAATGATGACATTTCAAAGATTGCACTTAAAACTGTAGGGTCATATCTTCCAAAAGACATCGGTAAATTAGACAAGGAGATAATGACCGCAGTCCCCGTTTTCGCAGCTATGTACACTTACAGTTCAAATTATGATGCCTTTAGAGACCAAATTGTTAGCAGGGACTACGCAAAACAAACTTCTCAAGGAAAACCATCTCCCCAATACGAGGATTTATTCAATAAGGATGTACCTTATTTTTATAAAGCTATCGGACAAGGATTGGGATTAGGGCCAAAAAGATTGCAAGCAGCTACAGAAAAAGTTATTACAAGCCCTCATAGTTCTCTGATTGTTATGGGTTCGTATTCTATACTTGACGCTTTTTCTAGGAAATACGAACTAGAGGGCCCGAATGGTATGAAAATTCAAGATGTTCAAGATATATCTAAGGGTGTAGGAGAAAGGTTGGGGGCTGATGCCACGAAGGTATTTGTCGGAGTAACAAACCCAGATACAAAAAGTTACAGAAAGAGAGAAGAAGTCGACAAAGCTAACATAGAAAGCAATGACAGAAGATTGTTTCTAAAGAAAGAAGCAGATAAGTGGGGTGAAAAGCTTTACAATCTAAACGAACAAAAGGTAAGTGCGGAAACATACAATAGAACTATCGATTCAATAAAGGCTGAAGTAAGAAAGCTTGATGAAAAGGACGCAGAGTTTTTCAAAAACAGAATTAATGCAGTAGCGAAAAAAGGGCCAGATATACCTCAGCAGTATAATGAGTTGATGTTTGCTGCAGATGATGTAGCCAGAGCTAAAATATTATACATCTACGACCAAAATATGACCGACCAAGAGATATACAACTATATGGGGGATTACACTTCAGCTGTTGGTAGGAATATAAATAGAGAGCAAAACATAAGAATTGCCAAAGAGTATGCCAAAATAAAAAGAGATGAAGAGAAGTAAATTTGCACTCGCAATATGTTTAACAGTATTCTTCTGTTTGTTGGCCTCTTGCTCGGCAAACTGGCATCTAAGACGTGCAATAAAAAAGGACCCGATGATAGTGGTCAAGGACACCGTCGTCCTCAATGACACGTTCTACACCCCAGAGGTCCACGTCACAGATACTTTCGTCACAAGTAAGTACGACACCATTGAGCTTATCAAAGACAAACTCCACATACAAATTATAAGACAAAATGACACTATTAGACTTGCTGGGACTTGCAAATCGGATACACTCGTGCGGGTGGTTAGGATACCAGTCGAAAAGATTATTTACAAGGAAGCGAAAAAAGAATCGCCTTTCAAGTATATCGGAGTTGCAGTTTGGGGACTCTGCGTGCTACTACTGATTATGAGCGGGATGAGGCGATAAAGTCTCTCGCTATTGTATCCTCTACTTCGTTGAAGTTGTGGTTCTGAAAGTCTTCTAGCTTTCTAGACAAATTAGGAGACCAATTCTGCCCATTTGGCATCTTGAGAGCTTCATATTCCTTTTTGGTCTTGCACCAGTAGTGATTTATCTGAGCTACATCTATGCTGCCACCTTCATTGAACGGGCCATTTCCAGTACTGAATGATTGGTCTATCCACTCTAGATTTGAACTATGAGGTTGCCCATCAAAAATATGCTTATACTTCGTGTTGACAATTACCTTTATGTGTTTGTCAGCGTTCTCTTGTCTCTTTGTGAATCTTTTCAATAGACTATAATCCCCATCGGGTTTTTCAAGTTCATTATCACCAAAGAAAACCCAGTTAACGGCTATTGACTTTGGTTTATAAGGATAGAACGACTTAATAAAATCCTTCACGTTGCTGTGCTTCTTCAAGCATAAGTATTCATCAACATCGTAGAAAGCGACCCAATCATAGATTCCTTTAAATCTGTCAACCAATGCGTTGTATGCCGTACACTGCATTTGTATCTTGTATTCAAACGAAGGAATCTTTAAGGTCATAATCTCATCTCTATGAGGCTCATAATCCCAATCGTTAGCAACGACTACCACCTTGTCGAAGCCCAAAGCTAAATGGTAATCCACCCACTCCTTGATGTAAAGGTCTTCGTTTTTGGCAATGCAAGCAATAGCAGTCCTCATTTTGTTATGTACCAGCTTTCTATTTGAGGTTCTTCTGATGGAGTGAAGTTCTTTCCGATTATAGCGGTGAACTCTTCTAGGGCCTTATTAACTCCAGGGAGGTTCCTATCGTGCCCACACAATACACCACCATCTTTTACTTTTTCCCAATAATTGGTCATATCGTGGAGAGCCCATTCATAAGAGTGGTCTGCGTCTATGTAAATGAAATCGTATTTGCCATCTTCAAGGTCTTCAAGAGCCTTATCGCTGTATTTGCGTATAAGGGAAAACCTACCAGACTCAATGTATGGCTTCATCGTTTCCATCGCAATCTTCTCTCGCTCTGACATATAACTACCTTGTATGTACATATGCCAGTCTTGATATCCTTCAAATGGGTCAATCCCTATCAGCGTTAAGTTTGAAAATTCATCCAAGAGACGTTTAGCATTAGCTGCCTCCCATATACCAATCTCTACGGCAACGATTGGGCTTTCTCTATTAATGTGACTATACATATTTTTTTTTAAAAGGTTACATTTTGAAACAAGTGCAACGATGGCATCCCCTCAAACAGCTCGACATTCCTGAGAAGATTGTTGCTACCAAGCCATCCTTCAGAGGAGTACTTGTCCTCTGTCTGTGGGGTTTGCAAGGACTTCACGTGACCAGACTTAGCCCACCAGAAGTTACCAGCAAAGAATGGGTACTTATTGGGATGGTGTTCCCTGTACATCTCAAAGTACTCAGGGAATTTCTCCTTGCACACATAATGACAACCAACAGCATCAATGTTCTCTTTGCCTAGTTCAGTTACTGCGAACTGCCACCTTACAGCGTTAAAGAAGAGCATTGAACGACACCATAACTGATTCACCAATCCTCCCCTTGAGCTACCTTTCGTATGAGCGTAGAAGATGTACCCATCGTCAGTCTTAGCGAACTCCCATAGCTTGTTGAGCGTAATACCCTCATAGCCTGTTTCCGCCTGGACAGCAACGACAATCTTTGGGTTGTCATAGCTTGACAAGTGATTAATAACAGCTTGTCTATTCTCCTCCTTACCTACAATGCCTACATAGATATTCTCAAGGCTATCCATAAGCCCGTAAGCGTTAAGCGTTACGAAGTGCTGATGGACGGTTAAGAGCCATTCATCTCCAGCGTAGATGTGGTAGAAGTGGTTAAGCTTGGGGCTCAACTGATTGAGCGTCTGTGGCTCCATCTGTTGGTTCTGCGTATTTAATTGTTCCATTGGCTAGTAATGTATCAAATCTGTTTTGCATTTGGTTTTCATCGTACAACCTACGATACAGGTTCCCCTTCTTGGAGAATATCTCTTGATGAGGGAAGTTCTTCTTAACGTACTCCTGTAAGTTCTTCGCCATCCCCTCTCTGAGGTCTTTGTCTAGGATTAGCTGCTTGGTGTAGCGATACCATCCAGACTCTTCTGCTTTGCTTACAATGAATCCGTTCTCCCCGTGCTTGATATGTTCGGTGTAGTAATCCATATTGGAGCAGATAAGAGCCTTACCCATCCATCCAGCCTCAACGACCTTCAGCTCTGAACGAGAACGATTGAACTCTGTCTTGTTTACGGGGGCATAAGTGACATCTACATCGTTGTACCCGTACATATACTCGTACACAGACCTTGCAGGGATGCGATTGTAGTGCTTGTTTTGACCGTTTGCACTAAATACTTTTTGATAGTAGTTGTAGGATGCGTTGTCGTTGTACCCAGCAAGTGTAACGGTGTACTTGCCGTTGAGGCTTTTATCGTTGCAAAGCATTTTCATACTCTTCTCCATCAAAGCAATGTCCTCGATGTGCTGAGCCCCACCGAACCAACCAAACCTCACATAAGGAGCTGGTTTTTGTACAGGCACATACTGATGGTACTTATCAGGGTATGGGACATTCTTAATGACAACGACATTTGGGTTGATTACCGCAGCTCTGCTAGCCAAGTACTCTGTTGAGCAAGTCACCCAATCCGCTACACGGATGTTCTCCTCAATGATTCTCGTGAGATTGTTATCCTTGTAGTGCTTGTAGGATACGTGGTCTTTGTTCAGAACCCAGTAGTCATCAAGGTCTAGGATTAGCTTAGCATCAAACTGTTTCAATGCCTTAGCTGCCTCTTGAACTCCCTCGGGGGACTTCGTGTCAATCACACGGCTGACGACAAAGATATCCGTTTCAAGGATGTCTGTATCCGACATCTTGCCGAATCCCGTGAAGTTCCTGAACTGAAAGATATCCGTGTTATCCTCCATCCACGAGTTCGGCATATTGAGGCGATAGAACGCAGCTCCGCTCTCTTCTTGGTGGTATATCGTAGTTACTACGATAGGTTTTGTATTCATATTCAATTAGATGCAAATATACACCCAATCAACCATCGCAAGAGACGCAAGCTGGGTCTGTGGCCCTAGCAGCAATGTCCCCTCTAAGTACAGACTCAGTTCTCATATAGTATAGGGTCTTAATACCTTGCTTCCAAGCTTCGATGTGGACTTGGTTAATCCACTTAGGGGTTGCCTCCGTAGGGAAAGCTAGGTTCAAAGACACCGATTGGTCTACATACCTCTGCCTGATGCTTGCTTGTTTGATGAGCTCAAGCTGATTGATTTCTTTGAAGGTCTTGAAGACTTCTTTAACAGGCTCAGCTAGTTCGTGGGTTTTCCTTGGCTCATCTACTTTTCGGATATCCCCACCAACCATCACCCACTCATCCAAGAAGTCTAATCCTTGGACGCTACCTCCATCTTCAAGAATTTTATCCCACACGTCTTTGGTGTTCATACCAATCCTTCGGAGGACTCTCTCTAGCTCTTGGTTCTTACGAATAAATGTACCCTTGAGAGATTGCTCTGTAAAGACATTAGCAGCCCAAGGCTCAATCCCAGCCGACACATTACCCGACAATTTTGAATTACTAACCGTAGGCGCAACAGCTCGTAAATGAGTGTTCCTCATACCGAATCCACGACACCATAGAGGCTCACCATAGATACGAGCCATATCCCTAGATGCTCTCTCGCTCTCAAGTTTGATATGAGAGAATATAGAGCGTGTGTGCATCTGAGATGGTAACCCTTCAAAGGACATACCCTTTTGCTGTAGGTAAGTGTGCCAGCCTAGGACACCAAGCCCCAAAGCACGACCCTTCTCCGCAGAGCGAACAGAGTTCTCAAAGCCCCTCATATTCTTAGCCTTCTGAATGAACTCTTCTAGAACTCCATCAAGAAAAAACGTAGCGGTGTACACTAGGTCGGTGTCCTTCCATTCGTCATACTTGGCTAGGTTTAGCGAGGAAAGGCAGCAAACGAATGAGTGAGACTCGTCTGTGTACAAAGCAATTTCCGAACAGATGTTTGTCATAAACACCTTGAGTCCATTCTTCTTGTACATCTCAGGATTAGCCTTGTTCACATTCCCTCGGAACATCACATAGGGTTCTCCAGTGGCCTTGCGCTTCTGCAATACCTTGGCCCACCTTCTGCGTGACTCTTGGTCTCCCTCTTCAGTCTTACGCATAAACTTATCGGAGACAACCACGCATTGGTGCAGGTTGAGGCATTGTCTATTCACATCACCTTTTGGTTCACGGATTTCAATCCACTCCCAGAAGTCATCGTGTTCAATGTTTAAGTTGATGCTAGCAGCGCCACGACGCACGTTACCCTGAGAGGTAGCCAGAATCGTTGAGTCGTAGATTTTACAGAACGGGACTACTCCATCTGTTGTGCCGTTGGAGTTGGAGATGGGGGAGCCAGCTGGACGTAGCATATTCATACCCACACCTACACCGCCCCCGTGCTTAGCAAGAAGCATCATCTCAAGGTTCTTAGTACCGATGTCCTGAATGCTGTCACCAATATCAATACCAAAGCAAGAGATTGGTAAGCCTCTGTCTGTGCCTGTGTTGGCTAGGACTGGAGTAGCTAAGCACAACCAATTATTCCAAATGTACATAAACAGTTTGTCCTCAAACGCCTGAGTCTGATTCAATCTGTTGGTTATGGCCCTACATACTCTTCTATAAGCATCTCTTGGCGTTTCACGACCAATTAGATACCCATTGCTAATGGTCTTCACATACTCCTCTGTGTTACCCCATACGGGGAAGTCTACTCCGACCTCCCATCCTAATTCTTTTCCGTAATTTCTCATTCAAATTTGCTTTCAATTTCTTTAATGGTTCCATCCGATAAGTCGTCAGACTCGGTGATTATCACCAAAAAGGCTTTCTTTCCTTTCACCTCTATGTCTGCTGAGGCTACGGTTAGCAACTCCAATTCGTCCTCAAGCATTGAGTCACAAATATCGTCAACTAACTTGCGATATTCTCTTGGGTTCATTTGTTTTAGTTTCATATCCATAGTTTAAAGGTTCTACCATACGTCTTCAAAGTCTTCCCCCTCGTTGGCCTTGGAGTAATCCGTTGGCCTTAGAGCGAAAAAGTCTGTGTGTGTAAGACCACCAGTCAGATGATAAAACCAATCCAACTGACTAGCCTTAGCTTCATCAACTGCAAAAATAGCTTCGTATCCTAGTTCAATAAGCTTCTCGTTGGCTCTTTTCTTAATAAACTCAATGAGGTCTTCTGCTTTTAGATTCTCCAAATCCCCCATCTCAAACATCTTGCTGATGAACTTTTCCTCAAGCTCAACGGCTAACCTAGCAGCTTCAATGATGCTTTCCTTGGCTTTTTCACGAAGCTCAGGGTATTCGCTGCACATATGGTTGAACAGCGTGCATCCCATCCTCGAGTGAAGAGACTCGTCACGTACAGACCACTTCATTTGTTGGCCTATCCCTTTGAGAAGATTCCTCATCTGAAAGGAGTACAGGACAGCGAATGATGAATACAGCGACACCCCTTCAGCAAAGGCAGAGAACACAGCGATGGACTTAGCCACTTCAAGTCTAGCCTTCGGCATTGTAGAAAGCTCTGTGTGGGTATAATCCGCTTGAGTCTTCATAAGATTATCAAATCGTTCTCTTGTGGACTCCTCGTGCAAGAAGCCTTCAAAGTTCTCAAGACCAAGTGTCTCGTTGAGGTAGCTGTATGCAGCAGCGTGGATAGTCTCCTGAGAGCCAAACATCATCGCCATTTGGATAATCTCGTGCTTCGGAAACCACTTCGTTACCTGATTTGTCCAATAGTCAGACACAGCACACTCGGTCTGAGCAAAGCCCAAAAGAATGTTCCCAACAAGGTTAGTTTCGTGAGGTTGTAGGTTCTCACGGAAGTCCTTGACATCGTTCTGCATTGGTATCTCCGTATGAAGCCAAAAGGCTTGTGCTTGCTTCATCCACCCCTCGGTGAAGTAGATGGGGTATTCAAATGGTTTGTATGCGACTCTATGACTAAATAGCATTTTCTATTATTGTTTTTTTAAGTGTGTAGTGTGATATTGTTCTAAGTTCGTCTGTCGGTATCCATACAAACAAGTCCTCTCTGCCTCTCCTTGATTGCTTCAAGTAGGGACCCTTGAACTTATCGTATACGGTTTCATCGGTGATATTTGTTTCAACGAATGACGCTAGTAGCTTTCTACTAACGACAACCCAATCGGATTCAAACTCATAGGCGATGAAGTCAGCTCCACCGTATCCCCAACCAGTTGTTCCGTAGGTGTTCTTGATTTCAAAGATAGCGAAGTCGTTGCAGTAATCGGAGTTTCTGTTCAACCTTCTCCTTGCTTTAACGTCTATCTTGACATCGTTGATGCACACATCCCAATGCTCTCGCATATCCTCGTGTCTTGTAGCCCTGCGAAACAGCTTGAATTTATCGGGGTAAGACAAAAGATAATCAGCGGTAAACCTAGTCTCTGCTGAAACTCCCTCCGCAATGGAGTTCGGATATTGGCTACGCATTATTCGCCCTCTACGTGTTCTCTTACGGCATCTCTAATGAACTCTAACTCTTTGCGTACAGATTGAATAAAGTCAAGTGTCAACTTCCGTACCGCTACCTCATCGACTAGTGGGTTTCCTTTTTCGTCGTGTAAACTTTCGTACAGGTTTGTTGTGTTTTTTTGTACCTGATTTAGTGACATCAGGTAGTACTCGGATAGTCTCTTGTTCATTTCCAAGGAGTATGTTTATGGTTTGGTCGACTTGGGTTTGGTTTTTCGGTAGGAAGATTTTATAGTCTGACATTCCGTTGATTTGTAGCCAGTAGAGAAACAGCTTCCACCTGAGCGTGAATGTGTGCTGCGAGGGGACAAATCCCTTTGTTTCGATGTAGAACTTGTGTTCGTGGGACACGAAGTCAGGCTTGTAGGTGATGGGGTACTCTTTGCTATTAGTCCTGTCCACCATCGTCTTAGAGCCGTTAGTGCATTTAAAATATAGAACTTCATTCCTAAACCCATCCATAAGCGTAATAGACTCAGGCTCATATTCAAAGATGAAACCATTTTCTTTAAGCTTTTTATAGCAGTAGAGTTCGAGAGACGATTTAAGTTCGATGCCATCATATGTATGTTTTTTATTTTTAAGATTTTTGGTTTTAGCCATTGGCGAATATAGTCAAGCAGTTAGCTTCCTCCAAATAAAGTTCTACTTACTTCTCCACAATTCAGGGGGTTAAACATCAGGATACCATTGATGTAGTAGAAGGTGTTTCTATCTGCATTGCACTCGAATCTTAGAGGCTCATTGAAAGACGTAGGGGAACCGCCAGTCTCTGTCTCACGAATCTTACGCACGTGCATCTCAACAGTTCGCCTCATCGCTATCTCAGGGTGCTGTATCTTTCTGTGGAACGTAAGGAAGTCGTCAGCCCTGTTCACGAACTTACCGCCTCCCTCTGTCTGCTCTGCGAATGGTGCGATAGGCAACCCATCGTCCCCCTTCATACGTTGAGCTTCAGTGACAGCGTGTGCGTTAAGCCATACAGCCATCTTGTTGGCGTTTGACATCGTGAGCATTTCGCTAATAGCCTCGTAGTCGTATTCGTGTACGCCAAGCGTACTACCCTGCCTCATATCCCTTTTCAAGCTGTTGTATGGGTCGATGAATACCCCATCAAGAGGTTCTTGCCTCAGCATCTTCTCCGTGAATATCAGGATATCATAGAAGGAGTAGGTCTTGTTGTTTTCAATGACCGTGAAATGCTTCCTCACCCAATCGTAAGCTATCTTTCTTTCGTTAAAGGTCATAGACTCAACGCTTTTACCCATCGCAAAAGTCATCAGCTTCATTTTAACGGCTGCTGTCTTGTTCTCTGAGGTGTACACCAGCCATCTCCATCCGTGCCTCATAGAGGCTACTACTTGCAGATACAATGCGAATGTGGTCTTGCCTATATTACTATGTCCGTTGATGATGGTGAAGTTCTTCTTGAACCTCCAATGGCTGTCAACTTGCTCGATACCAACGGAAAGACCTTGAGGTATCTCCCCCTCAGCGAACATCGTAATCCACTTGTAGTCCTCTGAGTCGGAGGATATGAAAGACATATCCCCATCGCTAATCAACAGCTCTCTACGCATCTTGTCACGCTCATCCAATACATTCTTGATTGGTAGCATCTTCCCTCTTTCAATACCATCCCTGATGGTATTTATAGCGGTGTGCATAGAGTCAACGTCCTTCTTCTCTATCTCCCTAAGAAGAACCCTTACAACCTCCTCCTCCTCCATCATAGAGGCAGCTATGTATCCACCGCAGAGTATTGACGCACGTAGAAGAACATCGTGCTTGCTTCCGTTTTCTGCTCTGCGAATCATACGGCAAGCGATGTTTAACTGCTCGTAGTCCGTAATCCCTGCTGTCTTTACCTCTATCTGCTGATTGTCAGCCTTCTCCGTTAAGAAGCTACCATAAGCCTCCGCATCGTCTCTATAGACTAATGCCTCATCGTAGCTAAAGAAACAGGCTCTAGATTCGTTTATCCCTGTTGAGTCTACTTCTAATCCATAGTTGGCATCGTAGTAGCGCATAATGCTTCTGTAGTGGTCACGATGCCTTTCAGGGTTTGTGATACGCACAACAACCTTAACACCTTTGCCTGATGGGGATATAAAGCAAACAAGCGTGTGCTTGTCTAGAGACAGATTTCTTTTTGCCTCCTCTGCATCAATCTTGTCAAAGTCAATTACCATCAACCCTGAGTGTTCTTGCAGAGACGAATCGTCCCTAGACAAAAAAACTCCCGAAAAGCATATAATCGGGAGTTGTTTCTTCTCATCCTTCGTAGCCTGACCGCTACGAATCCTGTTAATAGTCGCTAAAGAAGATGTTTTCGGGGACCTTATATGTTCCAGTACTTGTCCAAGTGTTTGTACGTATGGTGTTTGAGTGTCCGTCAGGCTCTTGAATATCGTGACCTTCTTGTCTAGAATGTTGTTCATCTTTTAAAACAATTTTAAGTAGAATTAAATAACCGATAAGGTCTGTAACTGTGTCCTCCGTAGAGTCGTTGATACCTCTATTCTTGATGCGGTTAAGTTTGTCATCAATCCTAGCGCATATAGACGCTCTTGGGGAGTTTGTGCTGAATATGTTTGATGGGTTTGTCGCTGCGTCCCCATAGGCGGTGTTTTTTTCGAGGAGCAGAGACTCAACAGCTCGGCATTCCTCTATAATCTTTTCATTAGTACTCTTCATAGTAGTCCAATAGTTTATCGTACATCTCCCCCACTTGATACACCCAAGGGGTCATTTCTTCCCCTTCGGTAGTAACTACCTCGAGCTTCTCCCTTTCATAGAAGTGGGGATGCCCCTCAAGTGCATCAAGCGTTTTCAATCCCAAATCGTTCACAAGGTACAACTCCATATGCACAAAGTGTCCATCTTTGTGTATTCCTTTTATCAAGTATGGTAGGCCACTTATGCACAATCGCATTGGATGTTTTGTTTTAGCATTTGCTACGAATTTACCACCAGCATATTGCATAACTCCTTGGTTACCGTTGCCTTTCTTTAGTGTACCATACACTCCAACAAGATGCTCCATTAGTTCTGTTGCTCCTTTCTGATTTGTGCTAGCTTCTTTGTCGCTAGGTCAACAGCGACTTCGCTGAAGATGGGTAGGTGTTCTGTGATAAAAGTAAGGTTGTCAATCTCTTGTTGCATCCTTGTGATACCGATACGTGATACCCATTGTCCGTATTTTCTTGAATCTAGTTCTTTATTCATAGGTTTAGTGTAATTTTGGTGTAAGTTTTCCATTATTTAGTACTTAAAAGGTGTATCCAAGCTTAGCAATAGTGTCCCCTTTACAAACACTTCTGCTTACGTTTATTATCCCGCAATCAGTATGGGCCTCCCATATAGGAGAAAATTGAAGGGTGCTTTTTTGCCCTACGCCATAAAATACTACGCTGTCAATTAAACATTTCCTAATAACTAGTTTTCTTTTTTTTGAAGGAGTAAAATCGCAAGACATCAATGCAATTGATAAAACCACAAAAATCTTTTTCATATTTAAGTTATTTAAAATTTGGATT